TAGGTATTTGTAGTTTTTTTCATTTTCTGCGAAAATTTCACAACTAATGCAAAAAATTGAAAATTCCAATTTCTTTCGTTTTTTTCGTTTTTTTCGCAAATTTCCCAACTTTCGCAATAAATTGGAAATTCCAATTAATTCTACACCTCCAAATAATAATTGGAGCGGTGCAAAAAATTCAAACTTCCAAAATTCCAATTAATCTGTCATTTTGCGTAAATTGTGCAAAAAATGAGAAAAATTGTAAATTCCTAATTTCCTAAATTTGAAATAATCTATCATTTTCTGCAAAAAAGTTAAAAAATTGGAAATTCCTAAATTCCAAATAATTCTACATTTCCAAATAATTTTTCAACTATGATAAAAAATACTAATTTTCTAAATTCCTAAATTACAATTAATCTGTCATTTAGTGAAATTTGTAATATAAAATTTGCAAATTCAAACTTTGGAAATTTGTAATAAATGTTAATTTGTGGATATTAATAACTACTAACTATAATATTATAATTTATAATTTGGAGGGAACCAAACCCACAATTTAAAGTTTTTAGTTACTAAACATATTCATAATTTATTTAATTTCTTAATTCTAGCAAACCAAAACCTCAATTTAAAGTTAGAAAGATACTAAACATATTGTTAATTTGTTATATTTATTCAAATCGTTATGTGTTGTTAGTTTTTTGCGTTTAGTGTTGGAGAAATTGGAAGTTTAGAAAGAAAAGTTTATATACCAGAAGAAAGCATTTAGTATTGTTAGTGGGCATTATCTTTCTTCTTATTATTATTTTTTTATATATATTATTATTAACATTTAAATTAGATAATTATATAATTATGAAGTTATATAATTATATAATTAGCTAACTACTAATTAGTAGTTTATAATATAATAATTATAGTTTTGTAGTTCAAGTGTAAAATATAGTTTCTTTTTTTCTTTCAATTCAATAGAAGATTCTGTATACAGTTTGGATTTATATCAGTATTTTATGGTAAAAATTGTAAGGAGATTTAATAATTTAGAGAATATGGAAACTATCTAGTTATTCAATATAATAATTATATAGTTATGTAGTTAGTAGTTTATAATTAATAAATTATAGTCAAACCTAAAATAGGTTTTTTTAGGATTTTTCACCGTTAGGAAACAATTTATGTTTGGTGTTATGAGAGAAATTGGAGAGACAGAATTTACACGTTCTCTATAGAGAGAGGTGGCGATAAGAGTTAAGGAGATAGAGAATGTTTTATATTCGTCATATAATATATGATGATTTGTAGATGATAAAAAATGACAAGAGTACATAAATTAACTGCTGAGCAGAAAAAAATTTTAGAAAGAATGCATAATAGAATAGATTATATTATCAAAGCTTACAAGGAGTATTTGAATGCGTTAGCTGAATTTGATAGAACTGGTGTATTAAAAATTCATGGGAAAGTCATTTATGAAAGAAAATATAATGATCATCAAAAATAACATAATTATAAGTCGAAAAATGAAGACATGAAAAGGTAGAGAAAGATTTAAATATGAGTTTAGAGATAATAGATAATGGTGAAAAAGATGAGTCAAGAAAAAAGTCAAAGTCAAATGAAAGAGGTATTGGAACAACAAGTTAATGTTAATTTTTTAATTCAGTTAGAACAAGTGCAAGGTAAGCATATAGAGTATAACAAATTAGTTATAAAGATAAAACATGGTGAAAATGAAGTTTATTATCAGTACTTAAATCCACAAGATTTAGACGTTATTAAAATTTTGCAGAAGATTGCACAATTGTATAAGGTCAGTCAGAGTTTTGATAATGAAAAAGTAATTGAAGGTACGCGTGAAGAAATATTGAAGTTAATTGCTTTATTGATTTGGAATATATACTAATTTTTTTCTTTCGTATTCTTTATTTTTTATTTTTTTGTTTTTTGTTTTCTTTCTCCATGCTTAATTTTTCTCAGGCTTTAAATAAAATTACTAATATTTTAGAAAGTTTGCAAATCGAAAAGTAAAGACATTTTTAAATTTGTCATAATACGTGAATTGATTTGGTGAGAAGTGAAAATGAATAGATTTGATCAACAATTAGAAAAAATAAATCAAATAATTAATCAATTAGAGATTTTGAGATATGAAATTATTCAGTTATGGAATGAAATACAAAAAGCAAATTATAAGGAGCTTAAGGAATATCTATTTGAAAAATTAAGAAATGTTGTAAATGATCGATATATTAGTTCTGTAATTTTTGTTAATGATGATAATATAAAGTATATAGCATATGATGAGTGGAATAATGGGTTTCATAATTATATCATATATTACAAAAGAGCGTATTTCTGGCATAGATTTGAAGGCAAAGAAAATAAAGTAATCATTTACTATTCTAATGAATATAATGTTCCAGAAGATATCATTGCTTTACTGAAGATGGTACCAGAATCTATTGTCAGTCACGCTGATCCTTTCTATTTTAAAGTATATTATCTTTTGAAGAAAAATTATAGAATCGAATTTATCAAAGATTAATATTATTTTTTTCTTTTTTATAAATCGAAAGCTTAAGATATTTTTATATTTGTCATAAAAGTTATGTTAATTTACAGGTGATGAGTTAAATGTCCGAAAGTTCAAATCAAGAAGATAGGAAGATAATTTATTCTAAAAAAGTAAAAACTAAGTTTGAAGATTATTATTATTATATTGTTGAAAAAAATGGCGAATATTATGTTCAAGTTGAAACAGTAAACCGTGACAAAGTTACTCCGACAATTACAATTAGCCATTATAATGGAAGGAATTGTTTAAAAATTACAGAAGAAGAAGTTAAAAAAATTATAAAATTATTAAAACAAAGAAAATACCAAGAGTTTGAGGAAAAATATGGAAATAGAGACTGGACAATTAATTGTTAAATGAGGTGAAGGAAAAATGGTTGATATAATAGTTGAAAAATATAACTATGGTTTTAGAATTATTTTATCAGAAGAAGAAAGTTATTTTATTACAGATTATGAACAAAAATATTGTTTAATCGAGACTGAAATTAACAGAGAAGTTAGAGATTTCAGTAGTAGTATTTATGAAGATTTTGGAGTTAAAAATTTTGATGAATTATTTTGCTTACTAGTCAGAGAGCCTAGGAAAACTTTAGAGATGATAACAGGATATGATTTTCCAATTGATAGAATTACAATAGAATATTATGAAAAATAATTTTTTTTATATTTTTCTAAATCGAGACTTTTCGAATGCTTTAAATTTGTCATATAGCATATGATATTTTACAGGTGATAGATCGTATGTCTCAAGAAGATCAAGTTAAAAAATATGAAGTTAAAATTTTAAAACAAATTAAATATTTGCCAATCGTTTTTATGTTGAAACATACAAATGGTCAAGTTACCAAAATTTCGTTAATATCTAATCATTTTATTAATTGTTCTAAATATGTTTCAAGAAGCGGTATGACATTTAATGGATGTTTTAGAAATATTGATGATCAATTGGATGAAGTAAAAGGAATATATTATACGCCAGTATCGCCAATAATATCTGTCTATAGAAGAAATAAAATTACAAGAAGTTTAGAAGATATGAAAAACATTATATTAAAAGAACTAGAACTTTTAAATCTTAGTTCAAAAGAATTATTAATTTCTTATAGCAATTATTCAATAGAAGTTTATGATTATTTCATAAAAGGTCAATTATACGAATTTCATTTGACATATAATCAAGGAAATCTAGAAATTTATGAAGTTCCACCGCCAAATGGTGAATTAAATCTTAGTCTCAATCATGTAAGTAGTTTAACAATTTATAATCATGAAATACAATTTTCAAATACTGTATTAGCTACTGATTTATTTTCAACACCTGGTTCTACGTTTTTAGTACATCCACAAGACGCTACTGTATTTGTTATTAAATCTCCAGATCATGGTGAAAATTCGGTTATGTTAAGCGGAAATAAATATTATTTAATTACACATCCAAGACCAAGGAAAAATAAAACAGATTGAGGTAATAAAAGTGAGTTACAAAGTTCCAGTTAGTTTAAAAGATGGAAAATATCCATATTTTGAAGATAAACAATTAGATCTTACTGGTATTGGTTCCAGAAAAAGAGGCAGAATTATTTATATCAGCGGAAGGTTTGTTAAAAGTGATGGGAATGGAAGTTTTATAGAATTTGAGTCAGTTAGTTCAATTGCATTAAAATTATCAAATGCCAAAATGATTCAAACTGAAAAAGGAACTTTAGTGATAAAATATGAGCCAAATTCGACATTATACTTAATCGAAATTCCTAGTGGATTTAGAGGAGATGTAAGTGTAAAAATTAATTCTGGTGAGTGTCAGCAAACTAGCGTACTAATGTCTCCTGCAGGCTCATTAGGCTATGTGAAACATCTTTGGTGTAACAATAATGCAGAAATTGAATACAAAATTAGCGGAAGAACTAGAACAACAGGATTTGGAATGTTACTACATTATTTCGGCGAAAATCTTAGTGGCAAAATAATTGTCAAAGACGGAAAAGTTGAAGTAATTTATGATGAAGAATTAGACAAATTGTTAAGTTAATATTTTTTTATCTTCTATTTTTCTCTTTTCTGTTTTAATATTTCATTTGCAATTTTATAATTTCTAATTAACTCACTTGTCAAACTATCTAGTCCCATTTTTCTAAGTTTTTCTGCATATTCTGTATATTTATTCTTAATTTTCCAATTATTATATAATAACATATATGCATTTATAAGTTCTAGAATATTTCTATTACTTAAATCATAGTTAAATTGAAAGTTATGTTTGTCTAAAAATTCAAATAATTGTTCTTTTTCTTCTTTTGTAATTTTATATCTTTCCCTTTTTGTTTTCATATTTCCAACATATCTCCTAGAACTATCAAACCAAATTATTTCTTTAAATGTTGAAATTGTTGAACAAATTGCGGTATCCATGCTTTGCATATTATTAAAAATTTGTAAAAAATATGGAGATGACATGCCTAAAATATGGAGATATGGAACTTTTCTTTTTATATAATAAACCCATGGAAATGTATATTGTAAAACTTTCATTTTGCTAGAAGTCATTATACCACCAATTGCAAAATAATAACTGTATTGTTTATAAAAATCAATTGCTTCATCTATATCTTGAAGTGAATAAATATGTAAAACTGGTATAATCTTTTCTATATACTCAATTTTCGTATATAGATATTCGAAATATTCAAAGTTTCGTTTATCAATTGGCGAAAAAACGCTAGGAATATCAAGCGAAAAAAATGCGTAAGCATTAACACTTTTATACTTTTGCAAGACATCATTTACAGAAATTTTTAGATTATGCATTATAATTTGATATCCGCCACTATCAATCCATGTTTCATTTTTCCATGTTTTTCTTTTAAATCTTAGTTGATTAACTAAAATTGGAAAATTTGTTTTTAAAATATATGATAATGTTGAACTTAATCCAAAAATCAATTTCATTTTAATTCAACATTTATCACTTTTCTCCTCAATAAGTAAATAATTCCTCCAACAATTGGCATTATCAATATTCTTAATATTGTATATAGTATGTTTCCCTCAATTACAAAATTATAAAATACGCTATTTTGTAATCCTAAATAAAAGAATAAGAAGATCTGTAAAATTAGACTAATCATTACTATTGAAAATAATAGTTTTTTATTTGTCAATTTCAGAAATGCAAAACTAACAATTATAAAGTTCCAGAAAATAAATAACAGGCCATCAAGACCAAATGAAATTGTAAAATTTAGAAGATTTTCTAAAACGTTTGTAATTGTATCAGCGATAAAGATTAACAGTAAAGCATTAGGCGTTATTTTTGCAAATTTTTCAGGTAAGATTTTATCAAATGCTAAATTTTGAACTAGTCTACTCTGAATCATAGAAGTAACAAAAATATAACTCATAAACCATATCGGCATTAGTAGAAATAATATATTTAGATTTGAATAACTGTCCAATACTGCTAAAATTGTAACTACTAAATAACTTACAAAATATCCGATTTTCGCATTTTTGTTTATGTTTTTTGTTTCTCCTGCTATGTAACTAATTGCATTTAGAAATAAAAACATAGATAAATCAAATAATAATGCCGATAATAGAGTATTGGATATTGTAAAATTTTGAATTTGAAAATGGAAACTTGAAATTGGCAAGATTAGCGAAACGATTATTTGTAAAATTGCGATAGCGTCAACAATATAAGCATAAATTGTTTTTTTGCTAACACTAAGTAACGCAGTCCCAAGTAATAGTTCTGAAATTAAAAACTTATCGAATATTGGAATATTGAAATTTAACAATACAAGGTTTGATAAAACTGGTGCTGAAAATACATAAATTAACCAGAGCGAAATTCCAAAAACTGTATAGAATTTTGGAGAAAATGAAGATCTAATGTACGCATAATCTCCTCCATTAAGCGGAATTTTTTTAGTCAGTAAATAATACATTGCAAGTAACGGAATTCCAAAAATTGCACCTATCAAAATTGCAAATAGTAAATTTACAGATTTTAGAAGACTTGAGACAAAAAGAGGATAACTTATACCGCTTAAAATTCCCATGTAAAGTAGGTTTATAGAAAAAATGTCTAATGAGCTAAAACTTTTTATTATGCCTGAACTTTTTCTTTTAAATTCCATGTTACAGTTTGAGTTTTATGACCAATTTAAGATTTTTCTAATGTGTTAAACAATTGTTTTTTTACAGTTTCATAACTAAAATTTTCTAGCCAAAAATTATAGTTCTCCTCAATTTTTGCCTTATATTCATCTAATTTATCTAAAACTTCTAATATTTTATCTATAGCGTCATTTATGCACATTTCCACTCCTTTTCCTATATGAATTGGATTTCCTGGTAAAACTGTTGGATAATCACAACTATCAATTAATAAATCTTTCAATTGTGAAGGAAAATACTCTTGCCATGCTCCTCCTTTAGTTGCTACAACTGGAATTTTTGATACAAAAGCTTCTAAACCGTTTAATTCAAAACTTCCGCCTCTTGAAGTTAGTAAATACAAGTCAGAAATTCTATACATTTTTACGATATTATCAAAATCTGTATTTCCTGTTAGGTTAAACATTTTGAGGTCTTGAAAATCTGTCCTCGGCCCGCCTGATTTGACTAGAAAATAAATATCATCTCTTTCTTTTTGTATTTCTTTTACAATTACGTGAAATAAATCAGCTCCTTTTCTGTAATCAGAATGCCAAAGCGATATCATTACTAGTTTTATATTTTTCTCTTTCTTTACTTTTTCAATATATTTAACTTGTTCATCAACTTTTAATTCATCATTTTTCGCCAATAATCTCTCATTAAAATTATGAACAACTTTAAAAATTGGAATTTTTAGTCCAGAATTTTTAAAAGCGTTTAATGTCCATTCAGAATTTCCAATTAGTCTATCTGCATAATTATTTGCATAATCTATAAATTTTTCTGAAATTCTATCACTGTCAGCTACTTCAACTCCTATTATTTGACTAACTTTAGATCTATATTGTTCAAAGAATGAAAATTCAACGTTACCCCAATGCCACATTGAATAAAAGAATGGATGAATAATTGAAATTGGATATTTGAAAGGAGTAAATTGATAAAATGATAAAGCAGGAATTTCGTAAACTGTATATTTTTCTTTTAGCATTTTTATATGTTCTTTTGCTACAAACTTAAAAGAAACATCATGATGTTGTGGATAAACGTAATAAATTGGAGTTTGCAATAAAATATCACCACTCATTTTACCACGTCCTTAATTCAAAATTTAAAAAATGACATTTTAATGTCTTTAACTTTAAGTTTGGACTGGTTCGGTCTCAATTCTGAATTAAAGAACTCCATATTTGACCTCACCAAGATATTAAAACAAATTCTGGAATATGTTTAAACACTTGATTTATATTTTCAAATGTAAATTCCATTTTTTTCTCTCCCTCTGGAGTTTTTACATAATGGATAGTTCCTAACTTCAAGACGTTTATATGCAAAATATGGTCATGTAGAAATATATCCACTGAAAATTCTTTATAATATTCTTTTTCTAAATAAACATTTATTGCAGTTTCTAAAATTACAATATGTTTTTTATTAAAAATGTAATTTGTTCCTGAACAAAATGGTCTAATTTCATTAGCCCAGTCGTAATAAAGCCAATAGCACAAAGTTAAAATTTTATCGTTAGGGTCAATATTTCTCAAATTTGGAACAATTAGATCACTATCTACTATAGCAAATATGTCATCATCTTGATCTTTTGCTATTTCTAGAATTTTTAGTAATTGTTTAGCTATCCTTATGGCTCTTATATCACTATTTGTTTCATTCCAGATTATCTTATCTCTAAATTTTTCGATTAACTGGGGAGTTATATCATTAAAAGTTTTATCCAAGACAACATAATCAAAATCCAATTCCTTTAGATGTTTTGTAAACCCTGCAAATGTGAAGATTTTCATAATATTCTTCTCAAGTTATGACAAATATTAGTTATCTTGGTTTCTGATGAGATCAATGAGGACATGCTATATTCATAATATTATGAATTAGTTGTGAATAGTTTTTTAGGTCATGATGGGA